TTCTGGTACACCGAGCCGGCAGGCAACAGGGTGGAGATCGAGCCGGCCGACACGGCCCACCAATCGGGCGTGTTCGTCGACATCACCAATGACGGCAAGAGCACTGCTGGTGGGATCTTCGTGCGCGCCGATAGGGCCTCCCAGGTGGCTGATGCAATTCGGGTGGCCGCCGGTCTCTCGGAGGCGCGCGCCGCGGTGGCCGACGAGACGGAGCAGCTGCGCGCCGAGGTGGAGCGGCTGACCAGGCTCGTCGGCCAGTACGCCGACCGGGGCATCGAGAACGGCCAACGCGCCGAGCGGGCCGAGGCCCGGGTACGCGAGCTGGAGACCGCCGCGGCCAAGCCCCCGGTGGACCAGACCGCGCTCCGCGTCCGCATCGCTGCCGCCCTGCGCGAGCACTACCTGAGCACCGACCGCGACGAGGCCGACGCCGACCGGAACATGCCCTGCCGGTGCGGAGACTGGCGGGAGCCCGGGGCCGAGGCGGACGACGAGAACGACTGGGACACGCACCTCGCCGACGTGGCCCTCGCCGTGCTGCCTGCGACCACCGGGCAGACTGCCGAGGTGGAGCGGCTGCGCGAGGAGCACGCGACGTGGCGGAAGCTCGGTAAGCGCAACTTGGAGGCGGCGCACGAGGAGAGCGCCCGGCTGCGCGCTGACCATGCCGCCAGTCTCAACCGCTTCCGTGCGGTGGTCCGGCGTCTCGCCGCGCACGCTGTCGGCTTCCAGGACGTTCTCGACGAATCCGACCATGACCCGTGGGCCAAGACGGTGGTCGCCGATATCGCCGAGCTGCGCCGCCTGACCGCTGATCTGCCGCTGAGCCCGTACTACAGCCACGAGACATGCGGCTTCCACTGGCACGGCCGCGACGGCATGGACATCCCCATGCGCGACGGGCAGCCGGTGTGCCCCCGCTGCGAGCTGCACACGGCCGAGGCACGCGCGCTCACCGAGGCCGCAGATCGGCTGTCCATGGACTGGGGCGGGCCCAACCACGAAGACACCATGGAGGAAGTCCGCCAGCAGCTCCGACGCGGGGCAACCGCAGCGGCCCCGGACGGCGAGCGGAACGCGGAGTCTGTCGACCCGACCAGTGGGCAGTACGCCGGGGGCGAGTCGTGACCAGGCGCGGGGGTGCCCTGTTCTCTCCGGATGAGGTGCGGCTGATCGCGGGCCTGGCCCGCGGGCACACCAGGCGGCGGATCGCTGCTGACCTCGGCATACCTGAGGAGACGGTGTTCAGCCGGCTCAGGGGGCTGGGTATGCGGCTACGGATCAGCGGTGCGATCCAGCCGGTGTTGGTGCACTACGGGTACGGCTATGGCTACCTGGCCGACCTCGCCCCGGAGGAGCCCCGCCAGGCCCAGCTGACTGCGCGGCAGGAAACGGTGCTCAGGATGACGGCGCACGGCTTTACGGTGCAGGAGATTGCTGCGGCGCTTGTCCTTTCGGTGAACACGGTGGGCACGCATCGGCGGCGCCTGTATCGGATGTTGGGTGCGCGCTCGGCCGCGCACGCGGTGGCGTTGGGTTGGCAGGCCGGCGTCTTGCATCACCGGTCGGGGAGGCGCGTGGCGTCGGCTTCCTCGGGGGATCGCCCCTTGGCCGCGGCTGGTGACGCTGGCGGGCCGCCCGTTAGGAGTGCGGCGTGATCGATGTTCTGGCCTACGTGGGGCTCGTTGTCGCGGTCGCCGGGCTGCCCCTCGGCGTGCCGGCTGCTCTCGCGCCGCGGCGGCCGAGGAGGCACCGCTGATGGGGCGGGGTGTGAATGACCTGGCAGGGGGTCTGTATGGGCGCCTGCCGGTCGATCACGTGCCGGTAGTCCGGATGATCCAATCCACTCCTGCCAGGCGCCTGAGCGGGCGCACGCGGCCCCTATGGGGCGCTGCCGCGTGATTCGCCCTGGCCCGAGTGGCGCAACGGCAGACGCAATCGCCTTAAAAGCGACAACGTGCGGGTTCGAATCCCGCCTCGGGTACGCCAGCACCCTCACCGAACGGAACACCCTTGACTGAGGCCAAGTACCACCGGCTGATGGTCCTCCTGATCGCCGTCGCCCTCCTCGCCGCCGCCATCGCACTGATCCTCGCGGCCCGGAATGCCAACGGGCTGCCCCGCTGCCCGCACATCACACGTACCGAACGCGGGGACCTCGTGCCGGCCGAGCAACGCCCATGCCGCCTTGACGACCAGCCGCCCACGCGTCACCCGGAACCCACGGCGCACCAGCCTCCCGCCTCGCTCCTCCAGGCGTCGGCAACGGCAGTGAGGGCCCGCCGGTGACCGCGTCACTCCATTGCCGATGCGGCCGACCGCTCAGCGCCCCAGAGTCCGTCGCTCGCGGCATCGGGCCGGTCTGCGCACGCCGACTCGGCATGACCGCACAGCCCGAGCCGATCCAGGCCAAGCCGACTCGCATACCCGGCCGGACCATCCCGGGACAGACCGCACTGCCCCTGCAACTCGACCTGGACGCCGAGCAGAACCATCGCAGTGTCCCGGACGTTCGAACAGGAGACCCGCTTTGACCATGCAGGAAACCATCGTGCCGGCGACGTTGCTACTCGTCCTCGACGGCTTGGTGCCCCTCCACATCGCGCGCTTCGCCAGCCGCCCCGCCGAACGGGACCTTGCCCTCGCGGAAGCCGGAGACCTCGCCGACACCATGGCTGGCATTGCTGACCGGCTCACCGCCGCTGGAAATTTCCGCAACAGCGCCGCCCGGCGCGAACGTGGCCAGGTGCTCACTGCCATGGCCACCTGTCTCGCGCTCGGTGCGGAGCAGGACAGCGGCATCACCTGGGGCGGCGGCCACTGGTGCACCCGACCACACGACGGCTGCCCTCATCGTCAGGCCGCCTGAACTCACCCCACCCACTCTCATCGAGCGGAGCATCATGACCGAGACCCCTGCCCCTACCGTCGGCCAGATCTGGGCCGACAACGACCCGCGCACGCCGAACCGCTTCCTGGAGATCGTGGCAGTCAGCGAGATCCATGCCACCGTGCGACAGGTCGCCCGTACCCCGCAGGGCTTGACCGCGATCCTGCCAGGCGTCCGGCAGACCCGTATCCGCCTGAACCGATTCCGGCCGACCAGCACCGGCTACCGGTACATCGGGGAAGCAAAGTGACCGAGCACAGCGACACCGTGCCAACAGCGCTGCCGTCTCCCGGCCCGCTCCCCGACGAGCAGTTGCCGCCGTACAGCGGTGACGACACGGCGTGTGCGAAGTGCGGCTTCGCCAGCGCCTCCACCCACTACCGGACCGCCGGTGAACGCGACGCACGGAAGTCGAAGTCGCGCCGCCCGTCGCCCAAGAGCGAGCGCCTGGAGCGCGAGTGTGTGCGATGCGGATACATGTGGGACGAGGCGCCCACCGGTAGGGTCGCCAGCAGTCGTGAGCGGTGCCCGGACCATCCCGGGCGATACCGGAAGGGCTGCCTGGACTGCGCCCTAGCCGTACCTGGAGAACCGCCGGCGGCCGACCCCAGCCGGCAGCCCCGCCGCGACGGTCACACAGGCGCTGGAGCGACCCGCGAGCCCGCAGGCGAACAGAGAAGTGCAGAAGGGAATGAACGGCCGTCAGCCGCCCGCACAGGCGATCAGTTCGGCACGTGTGACGCGTCTACCGTGCTCGCTCTCGTCGATCAGCCGGAGATGATCGGCCCATGCGTGCTCCGCCACGCCCACGACGGGCCCGAACACCAAGCCGCGAACGGCGCAACCTGGTCCGACCCCACGGCCACACCAGACACCGATGCGCAGCTCGACCACGCGTACCGGGAGCGTGCGCACCTCGTCGCGCTCCTCGCCGCCATGACCCCGGAGGCCGTCATCGCCCCCGCCCTCGATGTCGACGAGCCCGCCTGGAAGATCGCCTACCTCACCATCGGCAGCCGGCAGTGCTCATGGCACATCGCTCCGCGTGACGCCGAGCTCTTCGTCCACGTCGAGCACGTCCAGGCCGACGATCCCCGCGCCCAGTGGGACGGCCACACGACCATCGAAAAGTACGACCGCATCCAAGAACACATCCGGCGCACCGCCGGCCACAACCAGGAGCACCGAACGTGAACAAGATTCCTACCCTGTTCGCCCGCGACCCCGAGGATCGCGCTCATGTCCTGCCCACCGTCAACCCCGAATGCCAGTGGGTCCTCGACGGCGAGGGGACGGCGACGCGGAAGTGGGACGGCACCTGCGTCATGCTCGACGCCGCCGGCGAGTGGTGGGCGCGCCGGGAGGTCAAGCCCGGTAAGGCCCAGCCGCCGGGCTACATGCCGATCTCGACCGACGAGATTACGGGCAAAACTGTGGGCTGGGAGCCGATCATCCAGTCCTCGTTCGCGAAACTCCACACGGAGGCTCTGGCCAACAGCGCCGCCGCCAAGGCCGGCACGTACGAACTCCTCGGCCCAAAGATCAACCGAGGCCCGGACGGCTTCGACGCTCACATCCTCGTGCGCCACGGGTGGGCACCGCTCTCCGAGCGGCAGGACTGCGCGACCGCACCGCGGGACTTCGATGGACTGCGCGAGTGGCTGCTGGGTCGCCCGTACGAGGGCCTTGTCTGGCATCACGAGGACGGTCGGATGGCCAAGCTGAAGGCCCGCGACTTCCGCTGACGGCAACAGCACTCCGGGGCGCCCCGTTCCGGCCGGCCAGCCTGGGGCGCCCCGCGTTGCCCGCCAGCACAGACGCATCCACGCCACACGGGAGATCATGAAGCCATGGGCACGACGAACGACGAAGAAACACGGCCGTGGGAGCAGCAGGCCGACGAGCCCGATAAGGCATATGCGCACTTTACGAAGTGGCTCGCACTTGAAGACCGAAGCCTCGTCACGGCAACCGCGCCGCTGGGCCTCTCATACGGTCGACTGAAAGACCTCTCCAGCGACCACGGATGGAAGGCGCGCGCCGCCGCCTACGACCAACACCAGTCACGGCAGATCGCCAACACCACAGCGAAGGAACGGCGCGCCGCCGCCCGAGCTATCGCGCGGGACATCCGCGAGATGGCCGAAGCGCGCCTCGACCTACCGGCCGCCGAGCGCGACCCCACCGGTGTACAGAAACTCGCAACCGCGTTGAAAGCGATCACGCCGGCGCTCGATGACCCGGCGCCGGCACAGACCGTGAAGATTGACATCGAGGGCCTGTACACGGCCGTACGACTGCGAGAAGCGCGGCGCGAGGAAGAGGAGGAAGACGCAGCGTGAACGACGGCGAGGACGGCGGATGACACCGAGCATCCCGGACGAACTCATCGACGACATGGCGTCGCTTCGGTACCCCCACTGGCTCGCCGAACGCCTCGACCCGACGTGGCGCACCCGTGCGCATACGCGGCTGATGTCGCGGGAGCTGGCGCGTTCGGTGGAGTCAGGCACGAATCTCCTCCTGACATGCCCGCCTCAAGTTGGGAAAAGCACTCTGTGCGCCGAATGGCTCCCCCTATGGATGCTGCTGCGCGACCCGACCCGGCGAAGCATCATCTCCTCCTACGGCCACCGTCTCGCCGTACGGTCCGGGCGGCGCGTCCGCAACCGCCTGGCGGAGTTCGGCCCCCGCTTCGGCGTGCTACTCGCCGAGGGCATCAAGGGCGCCGACGAGTGGTACACCTCCAAGGGCGGAGGCGTGAAAGCTGTCGGAATCGGCGGCGGCGTGACCGGGTCGCCGTGTGACGGAGTCGGAATCATCGACGACTACTGCCGCAATCGGGCAGACGCCGACTCCCCTGTCATGCGGGACAACGTGTGGGAGTGGTACTCCTCCTCGTTCATGACCCGTCTCGCCCCGGGCACTCCGACCGTTGTTCTCGCGACCAGATGGCACCCGGATGACCTGATCGGGCGACTGCTGCGCGAACAGGGCCGCATCGAAGAGGGCGGCACCTGGAAGGTCGTGCACCTGCCGGCTCTCGCTGAACTGGCCCTGACCGGCGGCACAGACCCCCTCGGGCGTGCCGAGGGCGACCCGCTGACGCACCCGCACGAAGACCTCAACACCACAGAAGCCCTGCTGGGCTACTGGCGCAAACGCAAGGCCGACACACCCCTCGTCCGTGACTGGCGAGCCCTGTACATGGGCGACCCCGCCGAGCGCACGGGCGCGCTCGTCTCGTGGGAGATCATTCAGGACTCGGTCATCGCGCCCTCGGCCGTCCCGCAGAAGGTACGCATCGTCGTTGCCGTCGACCCCTCGGGCGGCGGCGCGGACGAGGTCGGGATCATCGTCGCGGCCCTCGGCGACGACGAGAAGGTGTACCTGATCGCCGACGCGAGCGCCGTCATGCCCGTGACCGAGTGGCCCCGCACCGCGTGCGACCTCGCCGAGCAGCACGGGGCCGACCGCATCGTTCTCGAGGTGAATTTCGGCGGCCGGCTCGTCGAGCAGGCGATCCGGGCCGCGTGGACGTCGAAGCCGCGTAGCGAGCTGATGCCGGCGATCAGCGAGGTGCGGGCCCTGCGCGGGAAGGTCCTGCGCGCCGAGCCGATCGCGCAGGAACTCGCGATGGGCCGGATCAAGATCGTTGCCGGCCTCGACAAGCTGTGCAGGCAGTGGGCGACCTATCGGGCTGGCGACCGGGACAGCCCGGGCCGGCTCGACGCCTCGGTGTACGCCTGCGTCGCGCTGCTGCGCACCCCCGTGGAAGGGCTCGCGTCCGAGACGACGCGCAGCCGGCGCCGCGACGCGATCGGCGGACGCGGCGGCCGGCGCCTGCCCGGGCGATGACGCCGGCCGTACCCTCGGATCATGGACACGACGCAGCCGGCGGCCGGTGGGCCGCAACGCATCGACGAGCACGCGCTCGAGCGGTTGCTCGACGCCGGCGCCTCGCTGCGCGTTCCGGTGCCTGTATGGTCCGAGCGGCCAAACGGCGACCTCGAGCTCGACCTCGGCCCGTGGGGCGGCGTGTGGGAAGTGCCGGCCGAGTACCGCCGGCAGGCCGGCGACCTGCATTGACAGGGCCCCGGTTCTACTTTTCGGCCCGGAAATGAGGCGGCGATCATGGCGAACTTCGTCAAGGGCGGCGGCGTCGGCGTCCACATCATCGAGTACAACCCGCGCGAGTTGACCCGGATCGTCGAGGAACACGTCCTCGACCTGACGATCCGCGTCCTCGAGGAAGCGCGCCGCACCTGCCCCGTGGGCAAGGGCCCGAGCGCCGGCGCGCTGAAGGCTTCCCTCGATGCCGAGGTCGACGAGGTGAACGGCCGCATCGTCGGCCGCGTCTTCAGTGACCTCGATTACGCGATGATCGTGCACGAGGGGCGCGGCCCCGTGCGGGCGCGCCCGGGTAAGGTGCTCGGACCCCTGCCGCAGCCGCAGCCGTACCCGCGCTTTGTCCGGCGGGTGAAGGCTGCTCCTGGGAATCCGTGGCTGTTCGAGGCGCTGAAGACGGTGAGCCCCTATCCAGTAGAGGGTCGTTGACTCTGCGGTGTCCTGGCGGTCAGGCGAGCGCCGCCGCGGTGTCCTTGCGTCGTGCTTGTGCGGCGTCGTGAAGGGCTTCGACCGCGCCAACCCACTGCGCCAGTTCGGGCTCGGGAGACAGCTCGATGGACCGCTGCCGGCAGGCAGCCGAGGCCTGCTGCCACTGGCCTTCGTGGGAGAGCAGTCGGCGCAGGTGGGCGACCCATTCGGCGATCTGGTCGCGCCGGGCGAAGATCCCTGCACTGCCGAGGGCTTCCTTGAGTCCGGGGGTGGGGGCAGCGATGACGGGGATTCCGGAGGCGCATGCTTCGACGGAGACCATGCCGTACGACTCGTAGATGCTCGGCACCAGCAGCACCCGCGTGCGGGACCACACGTCGCGGCGCATGTCGGAGGTCTGCGGGATGATTTCGACGTTCTCTGGCATCTCGTTCGTGACTTGGTCGCCATGGCCGCCAGTGACGCCGAGGAATTTCTGTTCGGGGAAAAGCTTGGCGAGGCGCTGGAACACTCCAACGCCTTTGTGTTCGCTGAGATTAATCAGGGTAACGTGATCGCCGGGCGTGGTTGCGTGTTCAGCTGGCCTTACGGGCGGGTGGATTACCATCCAGTTGATGGTCAGCTGTCGCCAACTCTGCGCCATCCAATGCGTGTTGAACACTGTCAAATCAGGCCGAGTGGCGAGTGTCTGCTTGTTCATCCAGAACGTGTTGTGTTGGACGAAGACGGACGGCACCCCACGTTGCTTGGCGAGCATGACCGCCCGGGTTGCGTTCTGGTGGTGCGTGACGATGACGTCTGGGGCGAGGGCGCCGACTCTACTCGCACTGTTTGCTTCACCATCCCGTGAGTGGTAGCGGACGGAACCTTCAGTCCATTCGCGCGGAGCTTCGGGCATATGCGAGACGACGGCGTGTACGTCGTGACCTTTATCGGCGAGGGCCTGCAGCATGGTATGGACCATGGTTTCCGATCCGGCCATGCGGTATGGAACGGCGTAATGGATAAGGGCAACAATCCTCATGGCACATCATTCCGGGCGTCACGCCCATAGGTTCTCGAGGGGGATATCCTGCGCGCGGAACCGTCTGGCCGCTGGTCGCGCGTCGCGCGGAGACTTCGTTACGGCGCGCCACCTTCGGCGTAGGTCACGTTGCGGAACATCCCTTCGAAGCGGTTCGGTTCCTGCCCGCTGGACGACTCCTCTTTCTCGACGAAGAAATACGGGCCCCGGTACTGATCGTCCTGCGCGACCGCGCTGTACTGCTGACCGTCGGCCAGGGTTCGGGTGAAGGTCAGAGTCGTTGGTGTCACCCGCAGCGCGTACGAGCCCCACACGTCGGCAGCGATCGCTGGCGAGGTCTGCGTTGCGAGGTATTGGATCGCCCCGGTCTGGCTTGGCCATTTCGCGATCCCGATCTCGCCATTCTGTCGCTGAAAAACCCGGTACAGCGTTTTCTGCCCCTCGGGATACCCGCGTGGATTACGCTCCGGGTCACTCTCGGGCCAGTCGTACGTGTCCTCGTCCGTCAGGGCGCCGACAAGCAGGCCCATTTTCGCGTTCGTGGCGCTCACCGGGGCTAGCGTGTTCCACTTCATGTCCCACGTGATCGTGTAGTCGGTCGGGTCCGTGATGGGCGACTCCCACGCGAGCACGGAGGGCCGGGCAAGGTCTTCACCGAAGCCGGCCGGCAGGACCAGGCCCTGCTCGGACTGCTCTGGCCGGCCACGTACGAACCCCCCAGCGCTGACGACGAGCTGCTGATCAGTGGCGAAAGTCAGCTGACCGGTGGCCATGCGCCGGTGCTCCCACGGGTCTGACGCTGTGCGGTACCCGTAGCCGTCGCGGAACTGCTTGTAGTACACGGGGTCGAGGCACAGCGCCCCGCGGATTCCGAGGTCGGCGATCCGTGTCGCCTGTGACTGCCTCGAGTTGCCGATCATCAGGACGTTGATCCCCGCGGCCTGATACGCCGAGAAGACGCTGTTCGCGTAGTGGTCGCTGAGCGCCATCCACTGAATCCCGGCGCCGGTGACGTCGGCGACCGGGAACGGCAGCTCGGTCACGCCCCACGTGGCCGGCGGGTCGGGCCACGTGTCGCCGAGGATCGGCACGATGCCGGCGTTGATGACAGTCGTCGCGTTGGTGATCGACGAGACGCCGATCATCGCCCACTGCTGCGCGCAGTGCCCGAGGACCGCCCGGATGGCGCCCCGGATGTGTGTCGCCTCGGTACCGAAACTGTTCCCGGGCTGCGGGGTACAGGCCAGCAGCGCGATCGACTTCGCGGCGATCTTGCGGAGAAAATCCTCGGCGAGCGGCTGGTGGTAGCGCTGCGCGAGGTATCCGTACCAGCCGCCGCGCCGGTCATCGCGGCCCCCGGGTTCGTCGGGGTCGGGCCGCTGGTAGGCGACCGGGTCGTCGATGTCGCCGGCGTAGTTGTACACGGACTGGCACTGCGAGGTGGTGAGCTGGCGGATGTCCTGCCCGATGTAGATCGACGTTCGGCCGCCGGTGATCTTGTCGTCCCAGTAGTCCGCGACGACACCAACATCTTCAGCGTTCGTAGCGACCTGGAAGTGGATGATGTCGAGGCCGTTCGCCAAGCAGTAGTCGACGCCGTACGGGCTGCTGTACGGGTTGTGCAGGCCCGCGAGGGACTTCGCGCCTACGACGTTCGGGGCCGGCGGCAGGTCGGCGATCGTCTGCCCGCACACGGCAGGAACCGGGCCTGGGCCGCCGGGCGTATAGATCCCCCCGTCGGTGCCGAATCGGGCCGCCTGCCCGGCGTCGTTGCTGAGCTTCGCCTGTACGCACTGAGTGCCCGGATCCCATTCGATACCGGGCCCCCAGCACACTGCCGAGCCCCAGTCGTCGGCGAGGCGCACGGTGTACGTGACCGGCCGGACACCGGACCGATCGACCTCGATCGGCGCCTCGCCTTCGACCGTGACCGTGCTGCCGCCGCAACCGCAGGGTGCAGCCATGGTTCATACCTCCCTGTTGAGGTTCATCTCGTACGGTTCCTTGATCGGCTGCCCGGTCTTGGGGTCCTCGGTGAGCCGGTACCACCCGTCGTCGAGCTGCACGATGAGCTCGTCGACGGCGCGGCCTGCACCTCGGGCGGCGCGGCCGAGCGCGCGCGACGACTGCGTTCCGGCTCGCTGCGCCTGCTGCGCCGCGCGCTGCCCTGCGATCGCCATCAGATATCGCCGCTCTCTGCGTACGGGGGCAGGGTTGCTAGTCCTACGCTCAACTTCTCGCCGGTGGTGTTGTCCCATGTCGCCGACACGTCGGTGAGCAGGAACCCTTGCGACAGGACGAAACAGGAGTCGCCGAGGACGTCGATCCGCTCGCCCGGTACGAGCTGCCGCAGGGTCACGCTCGCCTCGGGGGCGAGCTGCGCCGTTCCGGGCATCGAGATCGACATCGGGGCGGGATAGCGACCGGCGAGGTCGTTCGCCGCGATCCGGCGAAGCTGCGCCTCGGTCGGCAGGTCCTCTTGCACGTTCACGAGCCGGTCGAGGCGTCCGTACGCCGTCACCGTGCGGCCGGACGAGACCGTCGTCCCCTTCAGGTCGTCGCCCTGCTGCGTGGTCGCGAACGAGCGCGTCGCCGCCTCGGTGCCGTCCCTGACGATCTCGGTCTCGCCCGAGAAGTCCTCGAAGTTCAGGCGCGCGGTCGGCAGCGACAGGGCCGAGGACTGCGAGCGCAGGTACAGCGTCCGGCCGACCGTGGTCCAGCGCAGGCCCGACTTCGCGAGCTCCCTGAAGATTTCGCCGACGAACTCGGCCCAAATCCGGGCGCGCACGACCGTGTGTTCGTTGCCCTCGTCGTCTTCCTCGATCGTCGTGCCGTCCTTCCGCCACGAGATGACCGACAGGCCCTCGCTGCGGGTGCGGATGTACGAGTACATGCCGGCGTAGTCCGAGGGGTCCGAGAGCGAGCTCTCGATCATGTTCAGGCGGATGATGTTCTGTGCGATGTATGTGACGACGCCGCGCCTGCGCCCGACACTGTCCGCCGTGGCCTCGGTGTAGTTCATCCGCCACGTGTTCACGAGCCGGTCGAGCCATGCGAAGACGTCACTTGCTTCGATGACGATCCGTTCGCGTTGGATGCGGACGCGCTGAATCGGGCCCTGCCACACGATTTCGGGTCGGCTGCCGGCTAGCTCGCGGTAAATGGTGAGCTCGTGCACCCATGGGTGCACGCCGGTCCACTCGGCGCAGCAGTCGTCAAAGACGTCGCGGCTGAAGGTCGCCGTCGCCTCGCTCGTGTCGTTCAGGGTCCGGCCCCAAGTGCACTCAACGAGCCCGTCCGCTGATTGCAGGGGCAGCATCAGGGCTCCACCGCGCCAATGGATGCGAGCCCGATACAGCTCGGGGCATCCGATCGTTTCGGCGTCTGAGGCAACACCGCTGGCCGCGCCGCAGCCTTCCGAGGGCACGAACTGCACCACGTCCGACGTGGCAGTTTCCTCAGCGCCGCTCTCGCGAACGACGCGCAGGGCGTACGTCATGTCGGTGCAGCGCAGCGGAGCCGTGTCGAGCATCTGCGCCGGCGGGTCCGGCAGGTCGGCACCGTCGCCGGTGAACAGGACGGTGCCGCCGGGCTGCCTGATGACCTGCCACAGCGGGACCATGCTCGGATCCTCAACATCGACGGTCAGGGCCACGCCTTCGGGGATGACCTCGGCCTCGATGCGGGTCGGGCCGAGATGGACCGGGGCATACAGGTTCATCCGGCGGATGCCGGTGCCAGTCGCCACGCCCCACACGAGCAGCGGGGCGGCTGAGGTTTGGCCCTTGACGCAGATACTCTCGGCTTCGCGGTGCGTCAGGTCGGGGTACTGCGTGTTGTCGATCTCGCCGCCGACAACGCTGGCGTCGGGCAAGCTGTAGATCGTCCAGTACAGCCGGTTACCGGCGTGGCCGTGCCAGTTGTACAGGTACTCGCCGAAGATGACCCACGTCTGAAACTCTGCTGCGACGGGGATGGCGCGCTCGGCGTACAGGACGGTCCCCGGGTTGGCCGGCGTGAACGTCGAGAGCTGGTACACGGCGACGTAGTACGTGCCGTTGTCGTGGTAGCGCAGTGCGATCTGATCGTGTGCGGTGTCGATCGAGGCCGTGATGTGGTCGCGGCCTGGGGCGTGATCGTAGACGTCGATGCCCGGGTCGCCGATGTCGAGGACGGCGCCATTCACAAAGGGGTACCGGGCGATCTTTCGCGCGTAGCCGTTACTGCCGGCCGCGGCCTCGGCCGCGTCGTACCCGGTCCACAGGTACACGGTGTCGCCTACGCGCTGCACGCCCAGGCCGGCACCGTGGTCGAAGCCGCGTACGTACATCACGCCGAGCAAGGCGCCCTGCGAGCTGACCCGGCTGATCGCGAAATCACCGCGGCGCGCCCGATCCTCGAAGGGCACCGGGGCGGGTTCGCCGTCGAGCTGCTGGCCGCCCGAGATGACCTGCGTCGCGTAGACGTCGCCGGTCGCATCGTCGAACGCCGCCTGTTGGTGCACGGTGCCCTGCGACAGTTCGACCGGGCCACCGAGCAGTATCGATGCCGGTAGCGTCGGGTAGAAGGGGTCAGCCATTCAGACCACGTCCGCTCGGGGAATGAGCTGCACGCGTACTTGCGCGTCGTCGGCGACCGTGTCCGCGAGGGCCCACACCTCGACGCACAGTCCGCCGGGGCAGGGGAAGAACGGGTATGTGAACAGTCCGCCCTGCTGCCCGTACAGGTCGGGCGCTGAGCGCGCTACGCCGCGGACCTCGGTCTCGCACTCGATCACCGAGCGCTGCGTACGGCCGTCGACGGTCAGCGTGCTGCCCGCTGGCACGAAGGAGACGTTCACGTCGCCGCACGAGTCGCAGGGGTCGAGCTCGTCAACGCCGCACTGGGCGTTCGCTGGGTTGAACCAGAAGCGGACCAGGAGCCGACGCAGGTCTTCACTGCCGGCGAGGACTTCGACGACCGGGACGAGCTCGGACCACGCCGGGTACTCCTCGCTGGCGACCATGATCCGGGCGACCTTGAATGCCGCGGCGCCGGTCGCATAGCAGGGCGAGAGCGGTGCCGGCGGTGCCGGTGGCAGGGCAGGTGATGGGCACGACGGATCTGTCGCGCAGGGCACCGGCGGCAGGCACTTCTGGTAGACGTCATCCGGGTCGGCCTGGACGTCGTCGCCGTCTGCGATGGTGGTCCACTCGTCGCCGGTATCAAGGGGTTCACCGAAGATGTACGGGTTGCCGGCGACCAGCGTGAACGTGACGGTGGCCCACATCAGCGAATCGGTGACCCACACACGCTCGGCGACGTTGGGCCCGTTGAGGATGCCGACGTTGTACAGGTGGCGAAGTTCGGCGTTGATGCCGGTTGCGGCGATGTCCTCGGGGCAGCAGGCGAAGATGACTGCCTCGACGCCGTTGCAGCCGGCCTGGCAGGGGTCGGCGGATAGGGCGCGGGCGAGCCATTCCATGCCGTACGACAGGCCGCACTCGCTGCGGGCGACGGCGGTCACGGTGAACGCCATCTCACGGTGCGCCCGATGTAGGGGGCCGATGGACGAGCCGAGGCCGATCAGCGGTACGGGGGTGCGTGTGAACGTGGTGCTGGTCAGGCCTTCGATGCTGCCACCCATGACGCCGAGGAAGTCGGCTGAGGCGGAGCGGGCGGGGTCGTACCACGGGGCGTCGTCGACGGCTGGGGAGATGTACGGGTCGTGGCCAAGTGCTTCGGGAAGGTCGGGGCAGCGGTCGCATCCGATGGCTCCGCCGGCGCCGGTGCAGTCGTCGCCCTGATTGATGCCGCCGACGTAGGCCGCGGCTCTTTCATTGTTCAGTACCTCGTTCCCGCCGAGGCAAAGGTATCCGGGAAAGATCGTCAACACCCCTGTTCATCAGTCGACTTGAGGTAGCTGATCGACTTTGCGGAGCTGCTGGCGTTGCGTGCGCGCCCTGGTCCATCTGAGGTTTGGATCATCTCTACACACCACTCGCCAAGATCATCTGTCGGTACATGTGCTGTGCGACGACCTGCGGGTTGCTCGCCTGGGTGCTGATGTTCCACGTGTGGTGTTGCTGTGGCGCGCCGATGACGCCCTTCTTCGCGAGGATGTTCAGGAGGCCGGACTGTGCGGCGAGAGCGGCGGCGCGGTCGGGCTTGGTGAGCGGGATGACGACCTCGGGCCGGTTGCCTTCGCCGACGCGGATGAGTTGTTCGCGGAAGACCATGCCGCCGTTGGCGAGGCCGGGGATCAGGTCTTTGACGAAGTCCTTGACGTTGCCGACTGAGCTTCGGATGTAGTCGCGGATGCGTCCGCCGATGTTGCCGATCGCGGCGATGATCCTTGAGGGGAGGTTGCGGAAGAAGTTCACTATGTTGTTGAAGAGTGAACTAACTCCGTTGCGGACGGCTCCCCACGCGCGCGAGAAGACGCCCGCAATCGTCGAGCCGACCCGGCCGAGAGCCGAGCCGATCCGCCCAGGCAAGCCGGCGAAGAAGCCGACGATGCGGGACACGAGACCGGAAACGAACCCGATCACGCGACCAGGCAGGCCGGCGAACCAGGAGATGATCCCGTTGATCAGGTCCGGGATGATCGAGTGCCCGACGAGGGTGTCGTACAGCGATTGGAACGCGTCGATGATCGTCGAGACGAACGAGCTGATGCCGGTGATCACGGGCGCAAGTGCGGAGGCGATCCCGGCGACGGCCTGAACGAGTTGTGTGATCAGGGGGACGATGACCTCGATGGCGACCCATGTCAGGAGCTGCGCGGCGACCTGCGCGATCAGAGTGATGAGCGGCGTCAGGGCCTGGATCAGGGGAAGGAAGGCGAGCGCGAGCTGAACCACGGCGGGGATGATCGGCAGCAGGGCTTGCAGGATTTGCAGGAAGGCGTCGATCAGTGGCGGGAAGATCGGAGCGAGCCGGTTGACGAGTTCGGTGACCAGTGGGGCGATGGCGGTCACGAGGTCGGATACGGCTTGCGCGACGACCGGCAGGATCGGGGCGAGGCCGGAGATCAGTTGGGCGATCAGCGGGACCACGGCTTGGAGGATCGCGCCGAGGGCTTCGGCCAGTACAGGGAGGATTGGGGCCAGCGCGTCGAACGCTTGCACCAGCGCGTCACCCAGGGCGGCGGCAGCCTCCTGCAAAACTGGCAACAGTGGCTCAAGGGTCGTAAAAAGCGCACCGAACGCCTGGGCGACCGAGGGAAGGATGGCCGCGACGGCATCCAGGGCCGCGCCCAGTGCGGTTCCGATGATCCCGCCGATCTGGGCGAGTAGGGGGGCCAGTTGGGCCATGGCCGGAGCAAAAGCCGTAGCGAAGGTCTGAGCCAGCGACGTGATTACGGGAAGGAGCGGCCGGAGGACAGCCAGCAGGCCGCCCCCGATGGCCGACACCAGCTGGCCGATCACGGGCAGGACCGGCGCGAACGCAGCAGCCAGCTGGACACCGATCTGGAGCAGCGGGGTAATGGCCGGCAGGAGGCCGGCGACCGCCTGGCCGATCGCAGCGAAGGCTGTCTGAAGTGCGCCGATCGTGGCGGGGTCGTTGAACAAGTTCGCGAACAACTGGCCCAGCTGGGTCAGGATCGGCGCGATCCCGGAGATTAGGGAGCCGAACGCCTGTCCGATCCCGCCAGCCGCAGAGCCCAGGGAGCTGAAGAGGTCGCCCACCGCGGCACCCAGCGTGGCCAGCGGGCCCTCAAGAGCTTGGAAGATCGGGACGAGGCCCTGAAGGGCGGAGATGATCCCGGGCATCGCGGCCTTCAGTGCGCCGCCGATCGCGTCAACGGCCGGTCCCAGGGAGTCCCCTACCGCAGAGAACGCGGCACCGAAGTCCAGCGACTCGAATAGCTTCGCGATCTGGGGCGTGACTTTCTGCAGGGCCGGAAGGAGTTCCTTCGTCGCGGCTTCCTGGATGGGTGCCCGGATCGCCTTGGACATGTTGTCCAGGGCCTTCTTGCCGGCCTCTGTCGCCCCGATGGCGTTGATGCCCATCGACAGGAACGCCTTGCCCAGGCCTAGGACGGCGCCACCCGCGAGCGCCGCACCGCCGGCGACACCGGCCAGGCCGGCGCCGGCCGCGATACCGGCTGTGCGTAAACCCCGCATGGCGACGCCGAGCGTGCGCTGTGCGATCTGCCCCACGGCCTGAAACGACCGCGTCAGGACCTGCTGCACGACCGCGCCACCCACACGAGCGCCGACCTGCAGTGTCCGGCTCATCACGGCCGAGACCGCGCCGAAGACCGGCCCGAGCCGGTTACGCAGCGTTCCGAATGCCGAGGTGACACGGTTGGCGACTGCCTGCGCCGCGCCTTGCACGCGCCCCGCGGCTGTTCGTACGGCGTTCTGTAACGCGTCCGGGATTACCCGGTCGACGGTGCGGCGTACACCGTTCGCGATGCTGTTGCCGATGGTGACGCCGGCGAACCGTACGCCGCCGGCCGCCGCCTGGAACGCGCCCGTCAGGGCGTTTCTGACGCTGTTGAACGCGGGCCGCAGTTGGTCGGCGAACCGCGTGATGCGCGGGTCCGATGCGAGGGCGCGAAACGGTTGAATGAGCGCGTCGTGAAGACGTGGCGTCATGTGCCGGATGCCGTCAAGAAACCGGGTGATCCACGAGGCCGAAGACGAGTCGGGGTCGGGCAGGTTCGGCGCTGTCGTGTTCCCTGAGTCGCTACCCCCGCTGTCGTTGCCCGGGGTCGTGTTGACGGGAACGGTCAGGTCGGGAAGCTGCTGGATCGTGCGCAGCACGCTGCGCGCGAAGGCTGCCCGGTCGACGGACAGGGCGATCGTCGAGCCCTGCACGCTCGTGACGGTGCTCCGTACGGACTGGCGGAAGGCTGCCGCGTCGAGCTCGGCCGTCACCTGCACTGTGGCCGTCATGTTCCGCAGCCGGCGTTGTAGCGCCCGGTTGAAGGGGCGCATGTCTGGGATGACGGGGACCTGTGCCGGGGGTATTCGGCCTAACCTGGTCTCAAGATCGCTGCGGAAGTCTGCGGTGTCTGCGACGACCCGCACTTCCGAGGTGCCGAGTGCCACCGGCTACACCTCGTCCCGTACGCCGGGGGGCCGCATGAAGGTGCGCTGATGCCAGGACTTCGCCTGCGCTTCGTCCTCCAGGCCGGACGTCACCCAGCCGACCATCGAGGCGATGATCCGGTCGGCCGTCTCGCCCGCGGGGTTGAACCCGTGCTTCACACACCACGCCTGCCACATCAGGTGGCCCTCGGCCGCGTCCTCGGTGATGCGGTGCGCTGCCCACCACGGAACCCCGTAAACCTGCCGGGCGAGACGGAACGCGACTGGCCGTAGCATGTGCCGGTCGAGGGGGTCCTCGGGGTTCGCAAGCCGGTCATTCCAGTAGGCGCGCTGATCGGCTGGGAGAGCCCCGGGCATGAGTTCGTGCCAGTTGTCGGCGAGGGCCCACAAGCACGCGGACGGCCCCTCGGGGCGCGGCAGGGTGACGCGGTACGCCTCGCCATCAAGGTTGACGTCCGCTTCGATCGTGGCTTGTGCCCCGAAAAGCACGGATTACCGCCGGGAAGTCGTGCGCTTGACGGCTTTCGGCGAGCGGGCTGGCCCGGTAGTGCGCTTGACGGGGATGGTGCGCGGCTTCTCGCCTGAGCCGAGCGCTTTGAGGTTGTCGGCGAGGGCCTTGCCCCACTGCGGGCCGGCCTCGTCCTCGAGGAGGTATGTCACGAGCAGCGAGAGCGTGCCGAGGCTGACCTCGTAGTTGTCGGGGTCGTCGAGCATGGCGAGCACCTGCTCGCCGCCCTTCTTGCCGATCATCGCCGCCATCACGTCGCCGATGACGGTGACGCTGTTCGTGCCTTCTTCTTGGATGCGGGCGAGGACGGCGTCCTTGGGGCACTTCGCTTCGAAGACGACGCCGCCGATGCGGATGTGCGCGGTGCGGCCGATCGGTTTCGCGAGGGTGGCTGTGTCGATCTCGACGGGGGCGGGTGCGGCGGTCTTCGTCGCGGCCATTGCGGGGACACCTCGGCAGTCTCTTCTTGGACTGGCGAGGGGCGAGCGCCTGTACACCCTTGGCACTGGGGCGAGTTGTGCCGTACACCCGGTGCCTATTACAGCACTTGTTGGGATGCTGTGTCGCAGCGGTCGGCTCGGCGGCCTGCGGCGTGCTCACGGATGCGGCGGTCCTGCATGCACGCAGGAGCTACGCAGCTGGCACGGTCGCAGGCTGGGGTGACGTGGCCTTCGGGTTCGCGGCCGTACTCGATCCGGAACGCAACACGGTAGGCCGAGTAGTTTTTCCCGGCGTGTCGCACTGTCGGGAGACGATCCCGGTTGCGGTGTCCAGTCCAGATGAGGTGGCCTCCCTCAGTGGGCCGGACCCGGAACCAGAACAGGTCTTCGACGCTGCCCGCGGCCCGCTTGCCGGGTCGGGCGGCCGGGATACCGAGGGCGATCCGTGTCCGGCGGACAGTTGTCTTGGCGTCCACGTGGAGTTCGCGCGCGATGGCGCGGTCAGAGAGTCCGGCACGAAGCAGCTCGGTGACAACGGGAACGAGGATTGCGGTGCTGGCGAGTTCCCGCGGTGTGTTCAAGTCTGCTCTCCATCGTGTGCGGGGAGGGCTGGGTGTGTGGTTCTTCGCTGTGTGGGGTGGCCCGCAGGGTGCGGGCGCACACAGGGGAAG